GGTTCCCATAACTAGCGAGGCATTGAAACCGTATGAAGATCAAGTATCTATACCGTCGTGTTGGAAAACGTGGCGATGTTGTTTGGGCTGTGAACCCTCCAAAACAGGTCAGAGAGACGATTGGAGCGGCATATCAGCAGTTCAATAACCGTGAAGAGGCTACGAAGTATGCTCTAAGCGTAGATGAAGCCTATTCTGACTACAAAAGAGGCATCCACAGGCAGCTCAAGGTCAATAGAGACACGGTAGATGGTCTAATCACCTTCTATAAGACGACATCTGAGTGGAAAAAGCTTACGCACAACAGCAAGGTTCACTACAACCTTGTCATTGAGACAGCTAGACGCATGCGTATTGGCACTGCAAACATCAATTTCACTGAAATGATGGTAAAAAACGTGTCTCCAACTCACGCAGACAAGCTCTACCAGACACTTTCTACTACGATCTCCGCTCACAGGGCCATGCATACCTGCAAGGTGCTCCGTAAGATCTGGTATGTCGGGAAACGTCATGGTCTGGTGCAGTTCAATCCATTCGAGAGGATGGGTCTGAAGGCCCTAGAAGACCGTGTAGTGCTCTGGGAGGCGGATCAGGTAGCTACCTTCATCTCTACGGCTGATGCCATGAATATGAGCAGCATCGGTACCCTTGCTCTCCTGTGCTATGACCTCTGTCAGAGACCCGGGGACATGCGTCAGCTCCGCTGGGAGCAGTACAAGGAGGGTGTCTTCACCTTCGCTCAAGAGAAGACCAATACCGAGGTCTCCATACCCGCCTCTCCAAGGCTTCAGGAGCGTCTCAGAGAGGTCTACAGCATGGGTGGTAGCTCCCATGAAGAGATCGTCGTTTGTGAGGCCACTCAGAGGCCCTACGATAGACGTTTGTATGCCAAATGGGCTGCTAAAGTCCGTTTAGAGGCTAAATTGCCCTCTACACTGCAATTGAGAGACCTCAGAAGGACGGGTGCTACGGAAATGGCTGAGGCTGGTTGTACTGAGGATGAGCTCAGGTCTGTGACAGGCCATCAGAGCCGTGATGTGCTCAGTATCTACGTCCGTCCGACTAAGAAACTGGCGATTGCTGGTATCAACAAGAGGTTCCAGAACAATGGCTAGACCAATGTATGAGTGTAGTGAGGATTGGAAGAAGGAGAGAGCGGCCATTTCAGTGCTGGAAGAGCACTTTAAGGCTATCGGCTTCAAGCTACCGATCAGCTACGGCGTAGATTACGCCTTAGTGGGCAAGGGAGACCGCATCCTTGCCTTTTTTGAAGTAAAAAGTCGTTGCAATCACAGTGATAGGTATGAGAGTCTCTTCATCTCAGCCCTGAAGCGTATGAAAGCGTTAGAGTTATCCGCTGCGACAGGAAGGCCCTGCTACATACTGGCGGGATATACAGACGGTATATACCTCGTCAATTTTGATGAGAAGCCTTCCAAGACTACGCTTGCTGGCAGGACTGATCGAGGAGATTCAGCAGACATGGAGCCTTGCGTTCACTACAGCAAGGAACAGATGAAGCTGATCTCCAACATCAACGTACATGAATTGATACAGGGGATTGCAGCATGAGTGAGCAAACTAATTTTGATATCTGGGCCGGTTACGGTGACATGGACTCTGCCTTCATCGCTATGTGCGATGCGATGGACACTCCACCGACTGGGCCGTTCAGGAAAGCACTGTTTGGTGTGTTTGAGATTGGCTACAACATCGGGTGTCTACACACCGCCCGTATCGTTGTAGAAGACGCAGCAGAAGAGCGAGAGGCTGCGTAAGGTGTCTAAATCTGTCCGACCACAACCTTTTTACTTCGTGCGTTCTCAGGCAGTGGAAGGGTAGGTACTTGCGAGTGGTTGGCCCCGCCACTATGACAAAATGGGGCAACTACTTCGTGCTAGAGTTGGTGTCATAGCAGGGAAGTGAAAACAAATATCAACACATACAAAAAGACCGGCCTAAGCCGGTTTTTTATTGTTTGTTATCAGAATATTGGTTGCGGGAGTAGGATTTGAACCTACGACCTTCAGGGTATGCATATATCGTTACAAATCAATAAGCTACCTACCCCCTGCTGTAAGTAGCGTCATACCTAGTGTGACACTTAGCACGACAGATAGTGTCGCTCTATGACATTAGCTATTGACGAATCTAAATTCTCATGGTAAAAAAGCGAGGCCGCTCCGGGGCCGAGCCCCCCTATACCACTAGCAAGAAGGGCATATGTTCAATAAATCAGAGCAATTAGAGATCCTAAGTAAGATCCGTATCCGTGATGGAGACAGTAAGAGGATGGACTGTCCCTTCTGTGGAGGGAAGTACACCTTCACCCTAACTCGTCGTGATGGAAGCTTAATCTGGAATTGCTATAAGGCTTCCTGTGGAGTCCGTGGAGCTACTCAATCAGATCGTTCCCTAGACTCCATCAAGGCAAGACTGGCTAACCTTAAACGTGATGTTCACAATAGCCGTATTCCTCTACCCGGATTAACTTCAAGCATTGATCATCATCCTGAAGCAGTCTGTTACCTAGACCGTGTTCATTCCCTCCACGCCCATCGTAAGGGCTTAGCTGATGTTCGCTATTACCCAAAGGAACACCGTGTCCTGTTCTACATGAACAATGGAGCTGGCTGTGTAGGTAGATCCCTCTACGGTGATGCTAAGCCTAAGTGGAAAGCTTTTGGTGATACGACAGGTATCTTCACCTGCGGTACAGGCAAGACAGGGATCATCGTAGAAGATGCTGCTTCAGCCTGTGCTGTAAGTGTTTTAGCTGATGTAACAGGTATTGCACTACTTGGAACGAATGTAAGTCCATTGCAGAAAGTTCAGTTACTAAACTACGATAAACTTATTATTTCCCTTGACAAGGACGCAAGTAAGAAGGCAATCATGCTATTACGCAAGTTGGAAGCGTTCGTACCGACCACTGTTCGTTTCCTTGAAGAAGATGCAAAGTGGTTGGGTGAAGAAGAGCTGAGGGGTATCTTTCATGAAAGCGAGAGGAATAGTCATCATTGACTACGATCTCCCCGGGGGCTTCATTGAAGCTGCTGAAGAGCAGAAGAAGCTACAAGACATGGTGTCTGAGTTAGTTCGTGGTAACCCACGGGTGAAGTACCATGAGGTAGATATCAGGGAACGTCGTGGAGATCAGAAGCCTGACTTAAAAAAAATGAAAATACGGATTAGCTGAAGAGAGAGGAAGAGCCGGCATATACTATTACTAGAATCATGTCTAAGCTTAAGCCCTTGATCTAGAACGACTTCATTAGCACAAACACTCCGTACTCATTTAGAAAGCCCTAGCGTTTTGCTGGGGCTTTTTGTTTGAATCACTCGTGCTTGTGTTAGTGTCATAGCTGGTGTACAGTTGGGCACTCCTTAATCACGCACTGAGCACTAGCAAATGGATAACCAGCTACTCAAAGCATTACTACACAATGACTTTTACCTTTCCAACAAATCGAATCTCTCCCGCCAACTCTTCGAGGATGAGCATCAAGATCTCTACGACGTTATCGTAGAAGCCCAAGAGAAGTTCGCTCACGACCTCAACACCTATGAGCTCCATGCGCTCTGGTTGAAGTCCAACCCCGTAGCCACACGATCTGAGAAGGATGCCATCCGTGCCATCATTGAAGAGCTGGATGACACTCCAGACATGTCTGATGATGTCGCTACTGACGTTCTCCGTGATCTATGGAAACGTTTCATTGGGCAGAAGATTGCTAACCTCGGCATTGAAATCACTGAGGGCAATGACACTGCAATGGAGCGCTTGGATAAGCTCTTAGAGCGTACCAAGGATGGCTTCCTACCCGATGACTTTGGTGAGCCTACAACAACAGACATTGAAGAGCTGTTGGCTTTCACCAGTGATGATGCCCGTTGGCAATTCAATATCGAAACACTCTCCCGTCAGGTCTACGGCATTGGCCCCGGGGAGTTCGGTGTAGTCTTTGCTCTCCCTGAAACAGGTAAGTCTGCCTTCGTAGTCAGTGTCTGTGCTGGCCCGGGTGGTTTCTGTGAACAGGGTGCCAAGGTGCTCTACCTCGGTAACGAAGAGAAGA